CTATAAGATTTGGACAGCAAGGTGTTACTGGAGACAGGCAACCATCTGCTAGACAAAGATCGTTCAAGGCTAGACACGCTAAGAACATAGCCAAAGGCAAGATGTCTGCGGCATACTGGGCTAACAAGGTGAAATGGTAATGGCAAAAGGAACATCACATTATTTTAGGGACGGCACTGAACACAAAGGTGCTTATCATAAAATGCCTAATGGAAAACTTCATTCAGGTAAAACTCATGGCAAGACTTCAAAGCCTTTAGTTCATTTTAAAGACTTGTCAAAAACTGCACAGAAAAAAGCAAGGAGCAAATAATGTACGGTAAAAAAATGAAAAAACCTATGAAGAAAAAGCCAATGAAAAAAGGTAAAAAATATTAATGGCAAAATCAAAACCTAACTCTCCATCTAAATGGTCTTCTGCAAAATCAAAAGCAAAGGCTAAGTTTAAAGTTTATCCTTCTGCTTACGCTAATGCTTGGGCCGCTAAAGAGTACAAGCGTATGGGTGGTACATGGAGCGGTGCTGATAACAGAGTAAAAAAACGTGCCAAAAAGTAAAGGTGGTCTTGGTAAATGGTTTGGTGAGGAATGGGTAGATGTTAAAACTGGTAAACCTTGTGGCAGGAAAACTGCTAAAGGTAAATCTAAACGTCCTTACCCTGCTTGCCGCCCAAAAAAAGTAGCCAAAAGCATATCAAAATCTGAGGCAAAAAAGAAAACTGGGCCTAAGAAAGTTAAGTGGTCTACTACCGCTAGCGGAAAAAAAAGAAAAAACAAATAGGAGAATTATATGTGGGAAAATATAACAAAGACTTGGAACGCATTAGATCGAAGGATCAAGATTGTAATCGTAGTCGTAGCAGGATTGGCTATCTTGTCCGCAATCTTTGGATCGCCATCGTCATCAGTGCCAGTACAGTAGGTTGTCAGAGTCTAAAGGAATCGACAGTAGTAGCAACAGGGTCAGCAATAGGTGCGGGTGTTGGGACTGCGATCAGTGGGGGTGTAGGTGCGCCGATACTGGGAGCCATGACGGGTGCCTTTGTGACCGATGTAGCGACAGAGGTTTTGACAACAAACCAAAAGACTCAGACTATTATCAAGGCACCTGATAATTTCTTTACATTACTACACAAAATAGTGGAGATAGGCGGATGGACTTTAATGTTAGTCTTCATAGTGCCGATGGTTCTGGGGTGGATACTACCAAGCCCGACGAAATTGAACAGAAAGAACTAGTAATAGTAGAGTGGCGTGACATAGTAGCAACAGCAGGGTGGGAGCAAGAACCAACTTGCCCCACCCTTTTTACTGTTGGATGGTTAATTAGAGAAGACAAGGACAGTATCTCTATTGCATCTACTAAAGACCCTACTGACTCTATGGAATCTCAGGATCAGACTCCTTACTATGGCTTTCATGTATTTCCTTCTGGCGCTGTTGTTCGTCTTCGGAGAATTGCTGAAGAGTTATACCCCAGTGCTTAAAGAATACATCAGGCCAAGGAATGCCAGAGGGTGCTAACTCATTACGCTTACTCCAACAATCCCTAGCCATACAAAGCCTCATGTATACTTGATCAGGAGTTAACTCAGTAGGCACAGGCTTACGTAACTTCTCCTTCTCTAATGCCTTGATCTTAGCATAAACCTGACGCTCGGCTACAATGTCATGCTTCTTAGCCATTAGATAATACTACGCTGAGTGATAGCATGGATGCCATCGTAATATCCTTCTCCATCTAAACCCTCAAGCATAATTACCCCCCGCCACCATTGATACTCCGTATCTTTACACCAATTCTCGGTGTATGTAGGATGGCTAAAGCACCCACCGGATAGACCGAATATCTTTTGTCCATCAGGTCGAGTCTGTTCCGCATGGTTGTACAGATGCGAGTGTCCCTGCACACTGGAGCAATGCAGTTTACTTACCAAAGCGTGAGCCACATGAGTAGAACTAATAGGTCTACCTGCTACGCCACCAGTAAAGTAATGACTAAACGATATACCATACAGTGTTAGTGCTTGTTTAAAAGGAGTAAGATGCCAACCAAACTTCTTGTACTGTAGGTCATCAATAGAGATAGCACCATCTAACTCAGGGCTAGAGTTGGTAGCACGGTTAATCCTATCTTCGTGATTACCTAACGTCATGTGCCACTCAGGTTTGTATCTTACTTTATGCTTCTCTGCTTGACGTTTGTTATAAGACTTGATAGGTGCAAAGAGTTTTTCTTGTGCGTCTATAACAGCATTAACATCCTTCTTATAACGTCTACCTTCAAATCCTTTTGTTCCTTTGTCATAAGAACTAAGGCTAGGCATATCAGCAAAGTCACCAAGGCATACAATAATATCTGGCTTAGTCTTTAGGATGTACTTACCTAGTGCTGTAAACCTTTTGTTATCATAGTCAGGATGAGCGTGAGGATCACCTATTATTAGTAAGTCCACGGAATGTAATCTCCTCTGTTAGTGCATCGTTTAAAAGTTCTTCTGTTTTAAATGGGCCTTTCACTGCCAGTCTATTCTTTAACTTGATTAAATACCAGTGTCCATGCTCATTACTGTACTTCTCTACCGTATAGTCACGGCCTTCCATCATCTCCGAGCAAGCCTTCTTCATTCTTTATCCTCAAAGAACTCCACTGTTTTAACTCAAGACATTTCTTAAAGGTATTAAAGTTATGCTTGGGTTCAAAGACTTTATGCTCAAACTTACCTGTCTCTTTATCAAGCCTAAGTATTACACCTAAAGGCCAACGCCTCAATCCATCCATACGTTTGATAGCCTGTGCATACGCAGTTACTTGTAAGTGGTATGGCTTGTAGATTTTCTTGGACGTTTTAAAATCTATTACACAAACACGACCATTAATCTTAGCCACTGCATCTACTGTACCTGCATACTTATACTTATCACAGTACACCTTACGTTCTGCATCAACCCACTCTGGGTTGTACTCAGTTGTCCAGTCAAGGAATGCGTTAACTGATTTAGATATATAATCTTCCGGTTCAGTACACGCATGACCGTAGTTTATATAGTGTTCTATCCACTGATGGGTATCGTTACCTATCTCTAAAGCATCGCTAATTACTTTATCATATTCCTCCTGACCAATGCTTAAAGCCCAGTGAGTTAAGTCTTTAGGGAAACAGCCGTCAACCACTCGTGTGACTGACGGCACTTTGACTCCCTCCACTTTATAAGAGTGTGCCTTGTCATCATACTCAAGGTCATACTCTTTACCATTCTTATATGATAGTATCATTAGAACGGTATGTCGTCAGCAAGGTCTGGTTTATCACGACTACGGCTAGAACCAGAGTCAGCCTTGCTAAACTTTTCTTTGGCTTGCTCTTTAGTAAGTATCTTAATATCATGGCAATATTTCTGTACCATTTCTTGAGTCATCTTTCTAAGTTTAGAAACTAAAGGAGGTCTATTGTTACCACCTTCATTCTTTTTTATTCCTGACCAGTACCATCCTGCTTCTGGGATGTATACTTTAGCACGGAAATCGTCTTGCCAATCTTCTGTTTTGTTATCGTTGGGGTAGTGACCCGCTTCATTTTCTACTACAAATTTCTCAGACATTTAATTCTCCTATGATCTTCTGAGGTTTGCTTGTTCTGTACGCCACGTTTCCCAAAGGATTTGTGCTGTACCTCTATGAGATTTCATTATCTCAAAGTCTGCCACTGCATCTTCATACTGCTCCCGCCACTCTTTGTACTCCTTTGAACATCTTGCTTTTGCTTCCGACTCAGCCATTGTTTTCTCGTACCGACGATGTTCCAATAGCCCTTGTGCAATAATAATCTTTTCATCTTTCTCGAGTCCTTTAACTCTTGCTGATAGTTTACCATAGTCATCATCACTTTGTGAGAGATAGTTCAATATTCCCTCAACTTTTTCTTCAGTCACTAACATACTGTAGTCTCCCCTCCTTGAAGGCTTGATTCTGTGTCTTCCATATAAGTAAGAACTGATTATCTAATATATCATGGTCGCCATTGTGAGCCTTGTCATGGCACACATAACACAATGCCATAGTCAGCCAGTCATGTGCCTTCATCGCCATGCCACCACCACTCCACGGCGTGTGTCTATGCTTAAGATGGTGAGCAACCACGGTGCCATCATCAGCACCGCAGTTAGTACAAGGTAACGTAGCCACCCAATCAGTATACTTCTTTGATCTCCAACGTACATCTTTAGATAGTTGCATCTAAGTTTGCTCCGCTCATATTCCACACACTCCTGATAAGCATTGTTCTTCTGAGTTATCTTCGTACACCACGCCTCTTTTGTTGATTGCCTCTTCATATGGTACTGAGGTAATTGGTTGACCACCTCGTGCCGCATTAGGGTAGATGGTCAGACCGCGTAGCCCCGGTGCAAACTCTATTATATATCCCGCATATTCTGGAATTAAATCCTCATTGTTGTATTCACTTCCGTATTCTGGCAGATTAACCGTACTGCTAATAGCCTGATCGACGTAAGGACGTTGAACATCATGCTGAAACTTAAAGCGTTTTCTTGGGTACCTAGCCAAATCAACTGCTGATTCAATGTCGTTAGGGTTAATGCCCATCTCAATTAGAATCTGTGCTGTACCATCTACTACGAACTCATGCTTCCAGCGTGTGCCATCAGTAAGATATCTACGCTTAAATGCTACCGAGTAGACTGGCTCTATACCTGATGTTGTACCTGCTAGGATACTGATTGTTCCAGTAGGAGCAATAGCCCGCACACCTTTGGGTATCACACGATACAACTTATTACAGAAGTCTCTTGATGTATTGTCAGATTCATTACGGTATACCTTGAGCCACTTCTTTAACTCATCAGTGACCTCATACTTATAACCACGTTTGAGTAACCACTCGTGCATACCCATTAGACCCAGACCTAAACGTGAGTTCTTTTCTCTTACATCATATACCTTTTGATAAGGTAGTTCAGCACGTTCCAGACCACACACTAGGAATTTAGTTACCAAATGTACTACGTCTTTGAATTCATCAATCGATTCAATTCGTGACATATTAACTGACGATAGATTACATACATCACTGTCATCCTCAGATACCACTTCACAACACGCGTTACGTAAGGTTTCATTTTGTTTATCTCCAAAGTTAAAACTAAATCCCGGTTCACCTGTCATCATTGCTTGCTTAACATTCTCTAGAAAAACTGGATTGTTCTTATCTTTAAGCCATGCATCATCATAATTGAGTGATACATTCATCATGTCTAGCGGAGCAGGAGCATTGAAGTCTGCCTCTTTAGCCGCCTTCTGTTCTGGTGTCCAGTTCTTAATCTTTAAAAAGTCTTGAGCATCTTCGTGTTGCCAGTTCATACTACCATACATGGCGGACCTACGACTACCACCCTGCATTACGTTGCGCCCAATCTCATTAGTGGCTAACAGGAATGGGATAGGCCCACTACTAACGCCACCTGTCTTTGATAGTGTACGCCCCTTTGGTCTGAAGTTTGTTACATCAATACCAATACCACCGCCTGTCATTAGGCAAGACCCTGCACGTTTCCAAAGGTCTGCCCATTCCTCACGGCTGTCCTCTTCAGCCCTGAGTAGATAACAGTTGTTATAAAACCTAGCCTTACGTCCTGCATACCATAGGTACCTACCTCCCGGCAACCACTTGAAGTCAACCAGATACTCAACCAACTGGTCACGCTCTTCCTTAGTTAGCAGGGCTGTCTCAGTACCACCGTTAGTACCTGCAACAGCATCAACCACGATGTGTGCCCTGTCTGCCCATGTCTCGTACTGATTCTGGGCATACTTATTTTTAAATATGTTGAGTCCTAACTCAGTTCTAAATTCGCTCAAGCCGCCTCCTTCTTTTTATTCATTAGTTCATCAAAGCCTTCTGGTGTTGCCCAAGGAGCAGGTTTATTATCTTGATTAAAAGCATTGGGGTAATACAAATACCTGCCTATACCAAATAGTACAGCCGCCCTTTTTAAAGCGTCACTGATACCACCCTTAGCGCCTTCAATATTAGAATCATCAGCACCATCTGACTTAGTAATCCATGTGCCATCTATATTAATAGATAGTTCACATATCATACGATTACCAATCCAATGGTACTTAGTCTGCCAGTTAGCAACACCAACAACTTCGTCTAGCCTATCCATTACATTTCTAGCATCAATATAGGCTAACTCCTTGCTACCTCCGCCTTTCCTAAACTTAATCTTATGATAAGGATAAGGTCTTTTAAAATCCATTTCTAGTTTATTCATTATCTGATTCCTGATTGTTTGGTACTAACACTTCGTGGTAACTACCGTCATCATTGATGTAACCATGATATGTTTTAGTGATTACTGTTTGCCTCTTGATAACAAAGGGTTCCTCTTTGGTTCCTCTGCCTGACATATCTCCATAAGCATACTTCATTGGCGAAAAGAATTCATCCATAAAAGTTCTTGGTGTCCAATTACTATAACTCGTTTTCATCTTGCTTAACTAACCTCCGTAGTAAATTAAAAAAATGCTTGGCATCTATAACGACAAGCGGTTCCTTACGATTCTTCTTCATAAATAACACAGGCTCGTAATCACCTGAGTTACTTTCACACTGCTCATATGCAGACCAGACATTTAACTTCTCTACATTCTTACATTCTACACTATACGGAAACATTTGTCTAGCCCTATCTGATAGTTGAACATCTTCACCTGACTGCCCCATAGCAGTTGATCTTACATCATCATCAGGCAGGTTGAACATCTCCCTGATCTGATCCCTCACTAGTTTCTGTAGGTATCTCCCCTTTGATTTTGCTGATTGTGGGCGCAAAGCCTGTCTTCCTCACTAGTTTCTCGCAACGTGCAAACCATTCTTCCCTAGTTTCATCAGGTAGTTTAGCACCGTCGCTTTGTTTAAACATCTCAACATAAGGAACGTGTTCACCATTTATATATTGAGTTGAGTATTTCATTGTCCAACATTTACCGCACATATTATGTGCTTTATGTTCTACTATCCTTCCGCACTTGCAGATATGATTCATAAGCGTCCTGTAATTCCTTACCCATTAGGGTTCTTGATTTAGTTTTCTTTGGTGGCTTCCAGTATGGATCAGACTTGCTACCTCTATAGTCAGTACCTAACTGTGTCATCTTCACACTGGAAAAAGCACCTATATTTTCTTTAACATCTGGTGATAAATCCTCTAGCCTTTCTACTCTCTTGGTATTCAGCACCTCACTAATGGCTACAGTATCGTCGATGTTACCTTCTTGTACCTCTTGATATGCTGACCATATCCTTTTAACATACGGTTCTTTAATGTCATCACGACCGGGCATCCTATCCAACCAAGATATACAAGCCAGTATCCTATTCAGTACGCTATCCTTTGCTGAGATAGTCATACCCTGATTCAGACCCTGCTTATTCTTGTTGGCATAGTATTCATCACTGTGACTCTCTGCCCTTCTTGCTACAATCTCATACGGTTTCACTAAGTACCCTCTAATATATTAAGAATTACACCCCTATTATACCACTTGTATTAAAGCATTAATAGTGACCCTAGTAATGAAGCGTGACGGATGGAATGATAGAGCAAGGTCATAAACTGAGAGGCAGACCCTATCAAACCTTGGTTCAGGATGCCGTCACTCACCCTGTCGAAACCCACCTCTCTCTGCAAATTATGTCAAAATAGTGGTAGCATTCTATAACTGTAAGAACTGATTCCTAATAACACCATTACCTTCCTTAGTTACACAAGAATACAATGACTAATCCTGATGATAAGGACAAGGCTAGGCTCAAGCGTCAACGTAATCTTGTAGCCAAGTACAATAAGTACAAGCCTAAAGCCCTTAAGAAAAAGACTGAGTACAATCGTCAATCAAACAAGAATCTTACAGAAGATTATTAGGTTGAGGTACGTCTACTAGTTCCCAACAGATAGCACCACGCCCACTCCTAGTCTTTCTTTTGAAACCAGAGTCTTGTAGTACACCTTCTTTTACAAGCGATCTAATAGACGCTGAGACTGTTTGATGCTTACTATCTAGCATACATTCTAGTTGATCACAAGTCCAGTGTACACTATAGTAACAACCTGTAGCATTCTTTAAAAGAAACTTATCTATTATCTGCTGTCGAATAGGAATCTTACCACGGTTTACAGATTCATACGCATCTCTACTTGTTTGCTGTATTAACATACTTATCTCCTGTTAGATATTGAAATGCTTTGTTGGCTTCAGCCGCTGCACTAAAGATATAACTCTTATCATTCTTTAAAGAGGCTAGCCAAGACTTAATATACTGAGTGTGTTGCAATTGCTCAAGCGGAATACCTATGTAGGAACAAGTCATTGCCGCTCCTAGTTCAGCAACTAACTCCTCGTAAGCGTAAGCATCTTCATACTTGGCACCTTTCTTACGGTCAAGTCTATGTTTTGCACCAGTAGCATGGATACCTTCATGCGCTTTGGTTGACTCACGTTCAGCATCAGATGTAAACGCTGAGTCTTGTGGCAACGCTATCGCATCATCAGATGGACGATAGAACGCTCTGTCACCACCGATATGTATACCACCACGCAACTCTAAGTTGTTGATATACTTATCTATTTCTGTAGTAGGATTAAAATCTGGAGCGACAACATCAGGTGTTGGTTCAGGCAAGCCGGGTATCTGATCCCGGTTCCATACTTTATATGTTCTCATAAATGGTATGCGTTTATCTTTGCCTGTCTTATCATCTGTCCCGACCAGAGTCTTATAGAACACAACATCATACGCATCTTTGAATACCTCATTAGGTACTGGGTGACTGTTACCTGTCAACTCTTTTAACTGAGTCAGGGTAAAGTAATCTCTTGACGTATGATCTGACATCATACCAAGTATCAACCAATTGATACCATTATACTGACGCTTTGTTACACCGTTACGCGCACTGCCTAGACCGTTTAACATATTCTCAGTGCCATCTTTAACCCAAGGCTTATGCCAAGGACTAATGGATTCACCTGCCTCGATGCGCTCTAGTCTAGAGATCAAGGGTGTAACTACCATATCATATACTTTATCTTTAGGTTTCATAGTACCTCCTTAGAAATAAACTTCTACTTGTGCGTTAGTGTTTGGATCAATAAAATCAAGGTGCTTTGACTCAAACCATACTGGGTTACTGTAATCAATTATCATATCTGCACCTGTAAAGTAAACGGAACATTGTAAACACTCCTGATTACCGTAGGTACGTCTGTCGTAGATATTTATGTCTAGTAACGTCCCATCTGAGCAAGTCATTCCATGCCAGTAATCCTCAAAGACTGAGAGATCATCTAGGTTCTCTTGAACCTGCTCATATATCACCTTGTCTACCTCTTCTTTTTGCTTGTCACTTAATGACAGTTCAGTTGAATAAAGCATTGTTTAAATTCCTCTGTCTATGTAAGGTTCAGGTACAAACCAATCCCAGAACTCATCATTCTCTCCCGGTTCAGTAAGATATTTTCTACGTCTATCCACTATGGGATATGTCATGTAATCTACTCTAAAATACTTACCTTTGTTTACGTTCTGTACTGTAGCGGTAGACACATCAAACATTTTGCCTATCTTAGAGAATGAAGTACCTTCCCTAAGTTCAACGTAGATTTCTTCAACTTGCTCTACATTAAGGGTAGCATACTCAGATTCAAAAGACTTATTCCTTGAGATCATGCTCTTCATCCTCGTATCCCTGTACAAAATCAGGACAGTTATGCTCCTCCCATACGTCATCCCAAGGTGTATGACTAAGAGAACAACGCCATTCAAACTTATTATTTGTAGGTAGCCAACGCATAGAGCGTAGATTCTCACACTCATAACAGCATTTCATATGACACTCCTCATTGATCTGTCAACTGACTCAATCATACCCTCAGATAACACAACATCCAGACAATCTTGATCTGAACAGTAACATATACGATACCATTCATCAGTATCTGGCATCATATCCCACTCAATCTCATCGACTACATACCATACGCCATCGCATAATACCATATCACCCTCGATAATTTCTGCATCACGTTGGTATTCATAAGCCTCCATCTGATCCATGTTCCAATCCCAGTCCATCGGTTCTATAAACGGTGTCATTAGTGTATCGCTCCTAAGTCTTGATTCATTGTAACTGAGTCAACGTATGCCTGTATATGGTTACGCAATTCTTCTCTAACCATTACAGCATCAAGATTATCTAGCAACTCTACAATAAAATCAATCTCTGCTAGGTCAAAGTTAGATATAACATAGTCAGTTATATCATCAATCTCCAGATCATCGGGGTTACCAACGATCATCATGAATACATCGTATATGTCTTGACTCACTGTCTTATTTCCTCTCATTTTGTTTTGCTCCATAGTATTACTGTTACACCACATAGTATCATACATATTACCCAAAGCCAAGCAATAATTGTTTCCATTTTAACTTATCTCCTTTACTTTATTAGTATTAATAAAATACAACATAACCTTTTGAAATCAATAGGTTACTGATGCCTCACTAAAGTTTCATACCTAGACTCATTGCCTCTCTAAAGTACCATACCTCCTCAACTGCCGTATGCCGTGGCTGAGCGTAGCGAAGTGCCGTTGCGAGCGAAGCGAGGGAACAGAGGAGGCTTCTGCCTCCGCACTCATGCTGTTAAAAATTTTTTTACAGCATATTAGAATGTACTGATAAACCCCCGACCCTTGCGGGCCGAGGGTATCAAGCCGGCTACGTGTTGGCTAGTTCGGCCTCCAGTAGCAAGATATCAGCGTCTAACTCAATGCTGGGTTTGTGGGTGGCCTGCTTGAGGTGGGCAATCTCGGCTTCGATGCACTCAACATAAAGATCGTGGAACCCTTCGGGCAGGTCGAACCCTTCGCCGACTTCCTCGACCCGATCCACCGCACAGCGGAGAGATTCAACCCGCGCGGAGATTTGACGGCGTCGGTTCTCCCTGCGCTCGGGGCGTTCACTCTTCAGCGATTCCAAATCGCACTCAATGCGGAACCTTGCGGCGGCGTGGGAATCCAATGGCAGACCGTCGAACGGTGAGACACAAAGACCGCCAAGACGGTTGCAGATACCATACCAGAGGCGCGCCTGATCTTCCGACACGACCAAACCCATATCTCGCAACTGCTCATTTGATACAACCCGATCCGCTGAAGCGTTTAAAAACTCTGATACGCCGTCTATACCGTCGGCAAGTGCTGACTTCTGCTCTCGCTTGCAAGCCGCGTCTGCAATGCTGAGCGCCTTCTGGGATACCTTCCGAGCCAGTCGGCTTCGGACTTCTTTAATAACTTCGTTTATGCTTGTAATCATGGTTCTTATCTCCAATTGTTGAATTGTTTGTAATAGTCGGGATATGCGTTTTCGAGATCCTTCATGATCTTGAGAATCATATCATCAATAGACTCATGGTAATAATCATCTTGAGCGATATAAAAGTCACGAATGTAGTTAATGCGAGAAAGTAAAACTCGGAATTCTTCAAAGTCCATAATGTGTCCTTGGTGACTGGTGGCGTTATTGCCAGCCAGTGGACTATTATAAACACAGAACGAAATACACCGATTATCCCATATGCGACATATAATTATGTCAGCGCGACAACACTTCCTTGGTAGCCCGCTGTTTCTTCAGCCATCCACCAGTTAGTGAGCGACAAGGCCGTACGTGACAGTTCTATACTGTTGATAGTGGTTATACAGATAAACCACAACCAACATCTATATTCATATGAATATCTATGCCGTTAAAGAAAGCGCTGTTACCGGACTTGTCCGGGCATTGAGCGACCGGGGGTCGCAAGCGATAGGGCTTTAGCCCGCCCGCCGTTGTATCGCGGGATCGCCCAATAGAAACCTAAGACACCCAAGTATCATATACTCATAGGGAGAAACATAACTCTTGCTGTGGCTGTGGCTGTATAAGTTCTAGAGCAAGAATGGACATCCTCTCCCCACACACACACGCTACCTCGAACCATCCGTAATAGTCTGACCCCCACCCCACCCCTTGTATATGCTAGAATATATATATATGTTCTCCCCACTCACCAGTGGGTAATTTAGAGCATTCATAAGCATTATCTAATATTGATCTATTGTCCCCCTATAGAGACTTCATTACTCAGATCATCTTAAAGATGGCCCTAGTAATATAGAGAATCTGAATTAGATGACCTATAGAGAACATCTGAATTAACTGGCCTTAAGAGAACCCTCTATTACTAAGGCCACTTCAAAAGGTGTTACCAGTAATATAGAACCTACCCAGTACCCTAGCCTACCCTAGACCCTTAAAACCCCGTACAGGCCATTACAGAGCCTCTGAGAGCGTATATGACAGACAAGCAAGACCTATTCATTCAGGAGTATGTGAGGAGTGGTAATGCCACCAAGAGTGCCATCCATGCGGGATACTCAGAAAAGACTGCTAAAGCCCAAGGTCACCAGTTAAAGAACAAACTCAGTGAACAGATTAAGGATGCTACCTACAAAGCCTTACAGGATAAGATACCACAAGCACTTAAATGGGTTACTGACTTGGCTGAAAATGCAGAAAGTGAGTCCGTAAGATTGGGGGCAGTAAAGGATATCCTTGACAGGGCAGGTATGAAACCAGTTGAGAAGATAGAAACCACCACTATAGATCAAATGAGCGCAGAAGACATTAAGAAGGAGTTAGCCTCTCTTGGATACAAACACTAGGGCACTTGAGTTAGCAAAGGCTTTAAACAGACTAGAAAGATTTAACAAGATAGATCAGTACGATCCTTACCCTTATCAACAGGACTTCCATAAAACAGGAGCAAATAACTCACAACGCCTCTTGATGGCGGCTAACCGTATCGGTAAGTCCTACTGTGGTGCGGCTGAAATGTCCTATCACCTGACAGGAATGTACCCAGACTGGTGGCAGGGTAGAAGATTTAAACAACCCATCACAGCATGGGCAGGTGGTGTCTCTAACGAAACAACTAGGGACATTGTACAAGCAGAACTATTGGGTTCCCCTGATGACCCTGAAGCCTTTGGTTCCGGTGCTGTTCCAGAAAAATATATTATAAAAACGGAACGTAAACCCGGAGTGCCAAACGCCAAGTCCGTAGCATTGATACGGCATATTTCTGGGGGGAACTCTTCTTTACACTTTAAAGCCTACGAGATGGGTGTAGACAAGTGGCAGGGACGCTCTGTTGACGTGGTATGGCTAGACGAGGAACCCAGTAGGGAACTCTATTCACAGGCCGTTACACGAACTCTGGATAGAAGAGGCATGGTTTACATGACCTTCACACCAGAACAAGGCATGACAGAGACTGTAGCAAGTTTTATGAACCGTATACAGAAGGGTCAGAGCCTCACCAATGCTACTTGGGATGATGCCAGTGAGAAGATAAAGTCCATGAAAGGGGAAAATGGACACCTTTCTGAAGACGTAATGACACAGATTCTTAGTGCATATGCTCCACATGAGCGGGAAATGCGTAGATACGGTAGACCTACTATTGGTTCCGGTCTGATATTTCCTGTAAACGAAGAGGATCTAATGATTGATCCTATTGTAATAGAGGATCATTGGCCTAGAGTAGCCGCTATAGATTTTGGGTGGGATCACCCTACCGCAGTAGTGTGGTGTGCTATAGATCAGGAAGAAGATACTTTCTACATCTATGATTGCTATAGAGCATCCAAAGCAAGCCCTAGTGTACACGCAAGCATTATAAAACAACGACCTAGTTTTATTCCTATTGTCTACCCACATGATGGAAACCGTAGAGATAGCATGGGAAACCCCGGTCTGGCAGAACAATACAGGGGTCATGGGTGTAACTTTACACTAGATCACTTCCACAATCCACCGGGACTAGGCCAAACTAAAGGCTCTAACTCAGTAGAGGAAGGGCTTATGGCTATGCTACAGAGCATGGAAGCCGGTAAGTTTAAAGTATTCAGCACCCTGACAGACTGGTTTGAAGAATACAGAATGTATCACAGGAAGGATAACAAGGTAGTTGCCATAAGGGATGACCTGATGTCAGCCACACGTTACGCTTTCCAATCACAACGACACGCTATCGCAGGTTCAGACCCTACTTGGACTAACGATATAAATTATGGAGAATATGGCATTGTCTGACGAAGAAGAACTGCTGTCCAGAATCCGATCAGAGATAACTGATGCTATTGGATATGATGGCGAAGTATCAGAACAAAGGGAAAAAGCGCAAGAGTATTACTATGCGCTACCCTTTGGTAATGAAGTAGAAGGCAGAAGTCAGTACGTTGACTCTACTGTACAAGACACTATCGAGTGGATTAAGCCTAGTCTTATGCGTATCTTTGGCTCTGGTGACGAGTTTGTTAAGTTCACACCACATGGCCCAGAGGACGTAAAGACGGCTGAACAAGCCACTGATTACGTTAATTATGTATTCTCTAAGGACAATAACGGTTGGGAGATTCTGTATTCATGGTTCCATGATGCACTCCTACAGAAGAATGGTATTGTAAAAGTATGGTGGGATGAGTACCCAGACCCACAACGTGAGGAATACCATAACCTTACCCAGATGGAGCATGACGTTCTTATTAGTAATCCTGATATAGAGGTCATCGAACGTGAAGAAGTTTACCTAGATGAAACTTTATACAACATTGTGGTTATCCGACAAGAAACTAATGGCAAGATTTGTATAGAAAATGTACCACCTGATGAATTTTTAATTTCAAAAGAAGCGAAGAGTATTGATGAAGCACGATTTGTATGCCATAGAGTCAGGAAGACGGTATCAGAACTGCGGCAGATGTACCCCGATCAGGACTTTGACCCAGAAGAATTAGGTGCAGGGTACGATGCAGAGACTTACAATGCTGAACGACTAGCCCGATACGAGTTTGATGACTCCAGTAATTATGGTTGGGGTGGCGCAGAAGAGGAAGCATTAAGAGAATATTGGTTACATGAGTCATTCATAAAGACAGATTATAATGAAGACGGTATTGCCGAACTCAGAAAGATTTGTCATGTGGGTGACTACATATTCTCTAATGAAGAGGTAGATAACAAGCCATTTGTTAGTATTACCCCTCTTAAAATACCACACAAGTTCTTTGGTTTATCTATTGCAGACCTAGTAATGGACTTGCAACTCATCAAATCTACGCTTATGCGTAACCTGATGGACAATGCATACAACCAAAACTTTGGTCGATACGCTGTACTGGAAGGTCAGGCTAACCTTGATGACCTTCTTACACAACGTCCGGGCGGTATTGTTAGAGTTAAATCACCCAATGCAGTCATGCCCTTGGCTACCCCTCCTCTTGAGCCATACTCATTCCAGATGCTTGGATACTTAGACGAGGTGAGGGAAGCAAGGTCTGGTGTAAACAAAAATACACAGGGTGTTAACGCAGACGCTCTCACAAGCCACACAACAGCCACAGCGGTGAATGCGGTGATGACCAATGCCCAGAGTAGGGTTGAGTTAATTGCCCGTCAGTTCGCGGAGACAGGCGTTAAGGAGTTAATGAATAAAATCTACGAACTCCTGCTAAAAAACCAAGACAAGGAACGTGTTGTCATGTTACGCAATGAATGGGTACAGGTACGCCCTGATATGTGGAATGACAAGATGGACTGTACTGTCTCGGTTGCCTTGGGTAATGGCTCTAAAGATCAACAGATGGCTCATCTATCACAGATGCTTTCATTTGCGGCAGATGCCATGAGAGGTGGATTACCTATTGTAACACCACAGAATATGTACAACCTTGGTTCGGCTCTTGTAAAGGCTATGGGATACCAGAACGTCGATGACTTCTTGACTCCACCGCCTCCACCACAGCCACAACAACCTACTCCAGAGCAACAGATGCAACAGATGGAGTTGCAGAACAAAGCAAAAGAACTAGAGATTAAGCAAGGTGAACTCCAAGTTAAAATGATGAAAGTCCAACAGGAGGCCGCAGATGACGCTGTAAGCAATCAGTTAAAAGCCGCAGAACTTTCACTAGAAGCACAACAAAATAGGCCAGTAGCCATAGGATAAACATGACCGAACAACGAGAGCAACAAGCGAACCGCCTGCTCAACGACCCACTATACAACGAAGCATTTGACCTTTTAGCAGAAAATATTCACAACACTTGGATAAGTACAAGTATTGATGAAGTGGAAGCCAGAGAACAAGCATGGCTTTCTTTACGACTCTTGGAGCGGATACGCCTTCATCTAACCAGTATTATTGAAACTGGAGAGATGGCGAAGAAACTCAAAGAATATCACATCTAAAAGGAGAAAAAATTAATGGCAGAGAATACCATTGACCCGCGCCCTGTAGAACCCGGTAGTATTTCAGAAGCGCAAAATGCTTTCCTTGGAATCTTGGAGCCTGAAGAGGCCAAACCAGAAGCCGAGGCAAGCGAACCTACAGAAGTTGAAGAGTCTACTGAGGAAACTCAAGACGAATCATTGGACGAGGTTTCCGAGGAGTTGGAGGAAGAATCTGAAGTTGAAGAGGATTCCGATGAAGATTCTGAGGAGGAGTCAGAAGAGGAGGAGGAAGTTGAGGAACTCTATACTGTAACCGTTAATGGTGAGCAGTTAGAAGTAACCCAAGACGAACTCATCAAAGGCTATAGCCGTCAGTCTGACTATACTAAAAAAACCCAAGAGATTGCAGAATATCGCAAGCAAGCCGAAGCCGTTGCTCAACAGGCACAGCAAGAAGTTTACCAGACTCAGCAATTTCGTCAGCAGTACATTGATGCCGCATCCGCTGTTGTAGAACAGCAATACGGTAGGCTGAACAATCTAGTCAATAATACAGATTGGGAGCGTTTAAAGATTGAGGATCGTGAAGAGTATCTCACAAAGAAAAGTGAGGTTGCTGATTTACAGACTCAAATGCAACAAGATCAGGCAGGTATACAACAGGCTCAAGAGCAAGCCGCTCAAGAGCAACAACATATGCAAGCCCAGATCGCTCATCAAGAACGCGCTAAACTTGAACAGGTTATTCCAGAATGGAAAGACCCTAAGTTTCGACAGGCAGTAAGCAAAGATATTTCTGAATTTGCAATGTCTCAGGGATTTTCTCAAGAAGAGTTAGCCCAACTAACTGACCATAGATCACTCATTATACTTATGCAAGCCAAAGCATTCCAAGAAATGCAGAAAGCACAGCAGTCAACTAAGACTAAGAAGAAAGTAAAGACCGCTAAAATGGTTAAGTCTGGAACTGGTGGCAAAAAGAAAAATGAGAAAGCCAAAGTTAAACGTACTGCACAAATGAAGCGTCTTAAGGAGAGCGGTCATGTAAATGACTCTGTATCTCTTCTTGAGGATTTTGTAGACATTTAACAAAGGAGGTATACTGTTATGACAGTCCCTACGAATACCCGATTGACCTTTGGTGGCGTACAGGTACGCGAAGACCTTAGTGATATCATTTATAATATTAGTCCTATGGACACGCCCTTTATGTCTGGCGCAGGTAAAGGCTCTTGCTCAAATACTCTGTTCGAGTGGCAGAAAGATGAGTTGGCCGCCGCCGCCGCTAACCAGAAACTAGAGGGTGACGATCCTGATTCGCTGGCTGTTGTTGAACCTACGAAGTTGACCAACCACACTCAGATTTCTGAGAAGGCTGTTCAGACTTCAGGTACGGCAGAAGCAGTTGATTGGGCGGGTCGTAAGTCCTCGCAAGCGTATCAACTTGCCAAACGCGCTAAAGAAATTAAGCGTGACATGGAGTTGATGCTTACTGGTGAAGATGTTAAAGCGGCAGGTGGTGCGGGTGTTCCTCGTAAAACTGCGGCCTTTATGTCTTGGCTTGGTGACGCTACTGCGGCTGATTCCAACATCATTGATGGATCAGCAGGTACTCCTATCGCTAACGATGGTGATGGTACTTCTGTTGCGGCTCCCGCAGGTGCTGACGCTGTATTGACTATGGATATGGTCAATGATTGCGTACAGCAAGTTTGGGAAGCAGGTGGTAACCCAGATGTCATCATGTGTGATGCGTCATTGAAAGTTAAGATGTCGGCTCTGGCAGGTTCTGTCGTTGCTGATCTCGTGACTAACCATGACAAAGCGTCACCCGCCCATGCTGTCAACTCTGTTGATGTAATCGTTACAGACTTTGGTACGTTTAAAATTGTACCTAGCCGTCTGTGTCTAGCAAACCAGTTGTACATTGTTGATTTCGATTTCTGGAGCATTGATTATTTGCGTCCATTTACGACTGAGACTTTGGCTAAGACTGGTGATTCCGTCAAGCAGATGATGGTTGCTGAGTATGGCCTTCGAGGTAAGAATGGTCAGGCTAACGGTGCTGTGATCGGCGTCAAAGCGGCGTAATGAGTTTGGCTCCCCTTCGGGGGAGCCTTTCTTTCTGAGGATACTATGAGTAAAAAACTACTTAAAGAAGGTCTTAAAAAACCTAAAGAGCAAACAGTAAAAGAAAAACCTTACACTGTTAAAGCATCTGTACAGAAAGCAGTAAAAGATTTAAAAGCAATGTCAAAAGATAGGGGATCACTACCGCTATGAGAGAGAAACATTACCGCAAAACCACAGTAGAAGAACACTCTGATGGTACAGCCAGTGTTGTTACTCATCAAGATGTAGGGCCTATACTAAAGAACAATAAAGAATTATTAAATAACTATGGTGACAAGCGTACCTTTGGTAAGCAACAGCATGGCATGAGAGTAGCATCTATTCCTGTAACTATATGGGAACAATGGATGAAAGAAACAAACGGTGCAATAGAAAAAGATAGCAAGTTAATGAAGAAGTATCTTAACAATCCTGATAACGCTTTCTTACGCACAACACCAACGAGGCTATAACTATGTGGCTATATCAATCCCCACAGCCGGGCAACACCCAAGTTAACTACCCACAACTAAACGACAAAGTATATTACGTTTCTCGTAGATAATGGCTATATCAAACTATACAGAACTTAAAACTGCTGTAGCGAACTGGATGGATCGTGATGATCTGACTGATCGTATTCCAGAGTTTATAGCATTAGCGGAGTCTAGGTTTAATCGCCTACTCCGCATTCGTGCTATGGAGTCTAAGCAAACCGCATCTACTGTAGCAGGACAGCAGAACCTAGCATTACCTTCTAGGTTTATACAAATGCGTAATCTACAGATTAATACATCTCCTGTAACCCCAATGCAATATGTCACACCTGAAATATTTGACCGCTTATATGGCGGTTCTTCTAACGGTACTCCCAAGTTCTATACTATTATTGCTAATGAACTTCAGTTAGGCCCGACACCAGATATAGTACAGACAATAGAAATGTTGTTTTACGAAAGGTTTGAAAATCTTAGCGAGACTGTAACTACTAACTGGGTGCTTACTAACGCTCCTGATGTCTACTTGTATGGTTCTATGCTAGAAGCAGAACCTTTTATTATGAATGACCCTAGAGTACAGTTATGGGCTACAGCATTCCAACAGTCTATTACAGACCTACAAGAACAGGATAATAAAGACAGACACTCTGGTTCTGCACTAAGAGTAATGAATACTAGCGGGTATCCATGACAGCCCCTATAACGTGGGCTGAAGCCAGTTCACCTATATACTGGTCTAATATAGGTATTGATTGGGATAGTCCCGCTAAAACAGAAACATCTATATTTACGGTTAATTCTGGATTAGTATTACTAACTGGTGTTGATTATATAGTAGCCATTAATTTTGGTGTAAACCTAACATCTGGTAAAGACTCTAAACATACTGTAATAGAGTCTATATCTTATGGATTACAGCAGGGGTACAGTAATTTTGGTGGCTTTACTATATCAGGATCGGTTCAGTTTGATATTAATGGTGGTTTAACTAGCAACAGTGTTTTAGCCGCCGTAGGTAGTGCTATTTATGGTATTGAAAATAATTACATAAATAATACAAATCATTCAGAAACAACTACAATTGGAATAACTATGACTTACTCTAACGGTGATTCACTACTATGGAACCCAGTTGAAGAACCTTCTAGTATATGGACAAAAATTGATTACCCAAACTAATAACTTTAAAGCCAATGGAGGCTTGCACATGAAACATGATAGCGATATGAACTTAGGACTTAAAAACATTTGGAACATAAAATGTTTCGACTCCGAAGGCAATTTAAAATGGGACTTAACCAAAAAGAACTTGGTCGTTACGGAGGGTCTTAACCACGTACTGTCTAGCACCTTTGATGGCGCTACACAAATTACCGCATGGTATGTAGGGTTAAAGAATGCAGGTTCTGTAGCGGCAGGTGATACTATGGCATCTCATGCAGGGTGGACTGAGAATGTTACCTACAGTCAAGCCGCTAGACAAACGCTTACATTAGGTACAGCGGCGGCAGGAAGTATTGACAACTCTGCAAGCAAGGCTAGTTATTCTATTAATGGTACGGCTACTATTGCAGGAGCCTTTATTGTAAGTGATAGCACAAAGTCTGGAACGTCAGGCACAATTTACGGGGCTGTTGATTTTGGTTCTGCACGATCAGTTATCTCTGGTGACACTCTTGAAGTTACTGTAACATTAACGGCGGCTAGTGCATAATGGCTTTAGAAACAGCAAGTTGGATAACACAATTAGTATCTGCTAATCCTGTAGATGGTGATCCCGTAGGTGAAGGTGATGACCATCTTAGGATGTTAAAGACTGTTCTTAAGAATAGTTTTCCGTCAGCGTCTACTACTGCTGTTATTCCCAACGTATCAAGTCAATCAGGAAAGTATCTAACTACAGACGGTACAGATACTTCTTGGGGAGTTGTTAGCGCAGGGGCTACAGGCGCAGGTGGTGACGAAGTTTTTTATGAGAATGAACAAAATGTAACCACAAGTTATAGTATATCTACAAATGAAAATGCTATGAGCGCAGGGCCAGTGACTGTAGATTCTGGAGCAACCGTAACCATTCCTAGCGGATCAACGTGGGTTATCGTATGAGTACTTTAAATGTAAATGAAATTGGCCCTGAATCTAGTCACATTAAAGTTACATTTGATTCTGACACCATTGTAATTCCTACAGCAACATCAAATCCATTATCTCCCGATATTGGAGAAATTTATTTTGATACAAGCGCAGACGTTTTTAAAACTTACACTGGATCAGGATGGGTGAGTCAAGATGTCTAAATTAGAACTTGGAACAATTAGTCCTATTTCTGGGTCTAGTAAAATTACAATGACAGGAAACTCTGTTGTTTTTCCGTCATCAAGTTCTATTCCAGTTTCGCCTTCTGTTGGTGAAATGTATTACGACACTACAGGAAACCTTTTAAGAGTTTACAACGGATCATCTTGGGTGCCTCCTGTTTATGCAACTAGCGGAGGAGTGATAACAGAAATAACTCAGGGTGGAACAGATTATGTTGTTCATACTTTTGCCTCATCTGGCAACTTTGTGATAACAGGATCAGACATTGAAGTTGAGTATCTTGTTATCGCAGGTGGAGGCGGGGGTTCATCCTATAGATTTGGTTCGGGAGGTGGAGCAGGTGGTTATCGTTGTTCAGTTGTCGGAGAAAGTTCTGGCGGTGGTGCATCAGCAGAATCCAAACTTACATTAAGCGCAGGAACTTACGCTGTTGTTGTTGGTGCAGGTGGCGCTGATAATGGAACTACACCTTCCAATGGATCGGATAGCAGTTTTTCTACGATCACTTCTCTTGGAGGTGGTGGAGGGCGTAATTATACAACTGCAGGGGTTAGCGGTGGATCGGGAGGTGGTGGTGCGCCATCGGCAACAACTCCTGGCTCTGGAACAACAAACCAAGGTTATGCGGGAGGCACTGGCTCTAGTGGTAGTGGCAGTCATGCGTATGGTAGTGGTAGTGGAGGTGGAGCAGGAAGCATAGGCTTTGCTGGAACACAACTTGCGGGTGGTAATGGTGGATATGGTGTTGAATCGTCTATAGATGGAACTGCTACTTTTAGAGCAGGTGGCGGTGGAGGATCAGGTGGTGGAGGAGGTGAACCCGCACATCATGGGGGTGTTGGCAGACATGGTGGCGGTTTAGGTAGCGGCGGTGAATACCCGGGATTATCAAGTAAACCCTCCCATAACCTTGCGTTAAACGGAGATATTAATAGCGGTGGCGGGGGTGGCGGAAGTTCAACTTTTACATATTACGATTATCACACTCAAAGTTCTTTAGGAACCAAACCCGGCACTTCAGGCGGTTCTGGAATTGTAATCATTAGGTATGAAAAATGAGTCATTACGCAAAAATTACAAATGGAATTGTTGAACAAGTTATAAGATCAGAAAAAGAATTTATTGAAAGTTTAGACGGTGAATGGATTCAAACATCTTACAACGGATTAATAAGAAAAAACTACGCAGGTATCGGGTTTACTTACGACACAGAACTTGATGCATTTATTCCTCCGCAACCATACGATAGTTGGGTTTTAAACAAAGAAACTTGCAATTGGGAAGCACCAGTTCCTTATCCCGCTGATAGCAATGAATACATTTGGAACGAAGAAACGCAATCATGGGAGTTAATTGATGTCCAGTGAAATTAAAGCAAACAAGATAAGCCCCGCTACAGGTACGGATTTTACATTAGGGGATTCGGGGGATACGTTTACAGTCCCATCAGGCACGACTCTTGACATTGCATCGGGTGCGACGATTGACGCAACAGGCGCAACCGCAACTGGGTTCAGTAGCGGGTTTGTTTCTTATGCTCTTATTTGCGATCAGAAATCATCAGGCACTAGCGGAGGCACATTTGCAAATGCTTTGTGGCGAACCAGAGATTTGAATACAAAAATTGCTGACCCCGATGGCATTGTTTCAATTTCAAGCAATCAATTTACTCTTGGAGCGGGTTCATATCTTATAAAGTGGTCTGCGCCCGCCGCAAGAGTTGGTAGGCATAAAGCGGCACTTTATGACGTTACAGGAACAGCGTACATCGAATATGGAGATGCACGATGGGGTGATACTTATGACGGTGAATCTGATCCTTCGACCGGAATGGCGCGAGTAACTCCTAGCGGGTCTAATGTTTACGAAATACGTCACCATTGTGCAACTGGGTACGCAACTTATGGGTTTGGGTTCGAGGGTGGTGCTGATACTGGTAACGTTGTCGAAAAATACACTTTCGTCGAAATTTACAAGGAGGCGTAATGGACATTAGTCTTTGCATTATTCATTTAGGTCTTAACGCCAATCAATATCGATTAAGCCAGTCAAACACTCCGCATGAGATTATTGAGTGGAGTGGTCCTGACCCACAGCCAACTCAAGCGGAACTGGAAACAGCATGGTCAGAGATTGAAAAAAGCGGGTATTTAAAAAAAACAGCAGACTATTCAATAGCAAGAGCAGAAGCGTACCCATCTTGGCAAGAACAAATGGACATGATGTATCACGACCAAACAGAAGGCTCACGCACTTGGCTTGATGCAATCGAAGCCGTTAAGGAGGCATACCCTAAATGAGTGAAGTTAAAGTTGACACGATCTCCGAACGAACTTCTGCTAATGGCGTTGCAGTCGATGGGGTCACAATTAAAGACAGTGGGCTAACGATCCCTAGTGGTGGAACGCTGACAATTGACAGTGGTGGAACAATAACAAACTCAGGCACTGCTTCGGGTTTTGGCAAAGTGTTGCAGGTTGTTTCAACTTTTAAAAATGATACTTTTTCAACAAATGCTGTTGGAGTTGGAAACGCTGTAACACTTACGGGATTAACAGCATCAATCACACCATCAGCAACAAGTAGCAAAATTTTAATTTCTTGGATAATAAATCATTCAACCTCCGCAAGTTACTCAGGATTTTGCAACCTAATGAGGGACACGACTGCAATAGCACAACCGTCTAGCGGGTCTAACGCTTCAAGTTTTAATTTGCAAAACAGAGCCTCCGATATAGTAAAACCAGCGTCAGGCAATTTTTTAGATTCACCATCTTCAACCTCTGCAATAACTTATTCGTTTGATGTATGGTCAAGTCATTCATCTAACACAATTCTTATCAATCAAATGACTGGAGTTTCTACGATTACAACTGGAAGCACTATAACTTTAATGGAGATAGGCGCATGAACCATCAAGCAATCTACAACCTATATCCAAACGTTGTCTCTATTGATGACACTGCGGGAGCAATGGACAAAGACGGCAACCAAGTTTCTGTTGTTCAATCAGATTACGAAACAGAGGTCGCACGACTGCAAGCAGAGCAAGACGCAACACAATATCAACGTGATCGACAGGTTGAGTATCCATCAATTGACGAACTGATCGTCGCTTTATGGGAAGGCGTAGTCGAAGAACGCATGGCGTCTGTCACTGCGTTGGAAGGATTACGACAGTCAATTAAAACAAAGTATCCTAAAGGTTAAAATATGGCATTAGAAAGCGCAAGTTTTATTAGCGGGTTGGTAGACACTAACCCTACAGGTACAGATGCAATTAGTCAGGGTGACGATCACCTTAGACTAATTAAGTCTGTTTTACAGGGTACACTCCCTAACGCATATGAAGCCATTAACGGTATTCATACAGGAACAACAGCACCTACATCTACGTCAGCAGGACAACTCTGGTTTGATACTTCTACTGATTTAGTTAAGGTTAGGAATACTGCTAACTCTGATTGGGAGGTTGTGTCTGCTGTAGCAAACAGTGTCACACTTTTGAACAGGCAGTTTTATACAGGCACTAGCACATCAACCGTTAGAGCGTCTACACCTACCTTGACCGATATGTCTATATCTTACACAAAGCAAAACGCTTCATCTAAACTTGCTGTAACTTGGAGATGTGACTGTGAAGTTGCTTCTAGTTTTGGAACGCCTAGCCCAAGCGAAGGAAACTTGGTATCTTTGTATGTTGATGCCGCCGCAACAGGCGTAACTCCTTCTGGGGCAATCCTTATGCAATACTTTGATGATGACTTAGCGGCAGGTAGTCATGCGGGTGGAACAAGTGTTATGCGTGGAATGGGTAGTCATACTTGGGAGATTACAGGTCTTGCAGCAGGAGCAAGAACAATAGCAATATATGGACAAAACCAGTATCCTCTTGATGGTTGGGCAGGGTATGCACAGTATGAATTTATTGTAGAGGAATGGTTATGATTTTATCAGCAGGATTTGTTAGTGATTGCCTTATTCAATTAACGCCCAATAATGGGTTTATGATAGATGCCAATGAATTTGAGTTTTCTGAGGACAACTACGATAAACACGTTATTTATAACAACCCGCCTGACAAACCTGCTTATAACAGAGTTCTAGGATATGTTCCAGATACTCAGTGGTCAAGCGTAAGGGTCGAACAAAAGTATAAACTAGAAGATTCTGATTGGACTGTTCTACCTGATGTACCTATGGAAGAAAGCCTAAGAGATGAGTGGAAAGTTTACAGACAAGAGTTAAGAGATATTACAACTCAGTCTGATCCATTTAACATTACATGGCCCACGCCACCAGAATAAATGCCGCTAATACCTTTTGATAACGTAGGCTCTATAGGAATAATTAAGGATATACCTCCTTATAATCTTCCACAAGGTGCATGGTCTGACGGAAACAATGTAAGATTCCTTGATAACGGCGTAAAGAAAGTCGCAGGTTACAAGGAAGTGATGGCTACTTGTCCGTTTGCCCCATACTACATTCATCCATATTTAACATCAGCAGGACTGTATTACTGGATAGCCTATGGCTCTACAGACATTGCGGTTTACACAGGTACTACATGGATTGATGTTACAAGACAAAACACACTAACTTTAAATGGTGCTGTTTTAGCAAGTGCGGCTACTATTACTGTAGATACAGGAGCGGCATTAACCGCCCTGTCTGCTACAGGTACGTTAAGAATTGGAATAGATACTGGAACTGCTAATCAATATGAAGAGTTAACTTACAGCGCTAGAGATACAGTAACAGGGGTCATTACTCTTACAGGCACAACAACCTATGCTCATCCTGACAATACTACTGTATATGTGTCAGGCTCTACAGTTACAACAGATGATGATTACGGTGCAAATACTTCTAGTCGTAGATGGACTGCTACCAACCTTAACGGTCTTGTGGTTGCTACTAATGGATTTGATACGCCGCAAATGTGGCCTTTGTCTGCGGGTATACCTAGCACTGCTACGCCATTTAGAGAACTACAAAACTGGCCTAGTGGTAATTCATGTAAGTCTATTAGATCATTTAGAACATTTCTTGTAGGTCTTAATTGGAACAGGGACAACCCAGAGCCAAGATTAGTTAAATGGTCTACTGAAGCCGCTTATGGTGCGGCTCCTTCTACATGGGATGAGACTGACGCTACACTAGATGCAGGTGAGTACGAACTATCTGATACGCCCGGTGATATTGTAGACGGATTACCATTAGGTGATTCATTCTTAATCTATAAAGAAGATTCTATTTACATTATGAACTATGTAGGAACTCCCTACATATTCTCATTTAAACTTCTTAGCCCTACTGTTGGCGCATTATCTAAAGAGGCTATCAAAGAGTTTGATGGCGGTCATTTCTTTATTGGTAATAGTGATTGTTACATATGTAATGGTCAAACTGTAACACCTCTACTGCCTAACAAAGTGCGTAGGGCAATGTTTGAAGATTTGTCTGGCGATAACTATCAAAAATGTTTTGTTGCCGCAGACTATGTTCGTAATGAAATGCTTGCTTGCTTTCCTAGTTCTGGCAGTGATGTAGTAGACAAAGCCCTTATATGGAATTGGAAAGACAACACTTTTTCATTCAGAGATTTACCAGATACCTCTTTTATTAACAATGGTATTATAGATATTACTGTTGGCGCTACATGGGATGCCAGTTTAGAGTATTGGGATGTTGGCACAGGAACATGGGGTGAACGAAACTACGATAACGTCAAAAAGAACTTAGTATTCTGTGACGTAACTAATACCAAGATATTTCGTGATAGTTTTGGTAACACCAAAGACGGTATTAACATGGTATCGTATATAGAACGTACAGGTCTTGATTTAAATGATCCGCAGTCTGTTAAGTTTGTATCTGCGGTATATCCCCAGATTGAAGTATCAGGTGACAACACTGTTAATGTTTATATCGGTAGGCAGATAAGTACAGAACAAGGTATTACTTGGGAAGGCCCAGTAGCGTTTAATCCTAACAGTCAATCTAAAGTATCATGCCGTATAAGCGGAAAATACTTTGGTATTAAAGTAGAGTCTACTACGGACATGGATTGGAAACTGCATGGTGTAGCATTTGAAGTACAGCAACGTGGACTTAGAGGTTTAAGAAGTTATGGCTAATGCTCCAGTTAAAAACATTAAGTCAGTAAACAGATGGACTCCTAACCCTGCTCCAGTAAACAATGAGAACTTGTCTGATTACTTGTTTAGCGAACTAAACAGATTGTCAGATATTATATTTAACCTTGATGTAATGAGGCTTGAGTCTACGCATAAAGCGCCAGAAAAACCAAGGGCTGGAGATATACGGTACTCAGATGGATCAGATTGGGCTACTGGACAAGGTGAAAATATTTATTGGTACGATGGCACTCAATGGATTGCTATGTCTGGCGCTGGTGGCGCTGGAGATTATGGGCAGTTCTACGACACAAGCAATCAAATTGCAGGGGCAGTTGATACTGGACAAGGTGTTACATGGGGTGGAACAGCGTATTCTAGGGGTGTATCAGTAGATTCCGTAGATACTACTAAGATTAACTTTACCCACAGTGGTAGGTACTATATAGACTTTACTGCAACCATCCACTCAGAAAATGCCAGTTCTAAAGAGGTTTACTTCTGGCCTGCTGTAGATGGTACTGATATTGCTAACTCTGGCATGGTACATACGCTAGAGTCTAATAACCACAGAAGAACTATTAGCCGTTCTGGGATATTTGAGATAAGTGGCGGTTCTTACTTGCAGGCTATGTGGGCTACCAACGATTTAGACTTAGACTTGCATGGTTTAGTGGCATCTGCATTTGCGCCAGCAATTCCTAGCGCAACACTTAGCGTTATTCAGGTTAGCCAGTGAAAAAGATTCTAGCATTACTGGTTGCCGCTATAGTCAGCACTGCCGTAATTGGCGACTACAAGTCTACATTCCTAATAGAGAGGGACAAGTACAGTACATTAAACTGGCTGTCAGATGAGACAAGTAATCACTGGCGTGATTTGGTTATAGAAAAGTTAAACGCTAACGGTGATACACACGCTGATGTAATGGCTAGAAGTTATGACTCTTCGTTTAAAGAGGTGAGTAGTGTTAATAGAGTTGCTTGGCGTGATCGTCTTAATAAGTTGCGTAATAAAAATCTGGCTCCTGTAATGTGGCTTATATCTGATGACAGTCCACAAGCATACAAGCAGGGGCTACAGAATCAGATAGACTATCAGAACCAAGTAGTAGATGCAGTAGATGATCTTGTTAGCCATTACGTTGTATGCCTTGAGTGCGATGAATATTACTCAGCACAAGAAGTAAACGTGCTAATACAGAACCTTAGAAACAAAGGTGTTAACAAACCTATTGGTGTACACCTAACCCCCGGAGTCAAACCTGAATACTATGCTCAAGCAGACGTTATCTATTTGCAAACTGGTTTTAACCTGAGTGAGTCACAATTCAGAAAAAGTATCGAAGAAGCACTTAGGCTTGGTAAGCCAGTTGTCGTATCTGAGTACCACCTCAACGGAACAAGCGCATTGGCAAAAAGGTATGGAGACATTGCTTGCTCGTACAAGGGAGTTGTGGGAACTGGAAACGGCAGAGGATCAGCAACCTGCGAAACAATACAGTGGGATCAAGGACAAACAACCAAGTCCGAATGGGACAGATGGGAAGACTTCGTAAAGAAAAACGATCAAGAGTTATATGTATTTGCATTAGCATTGGTCACAGTTAGTGCGGCTAACTTAATTGACCTGCCATTTATGGCTACGTTTAACTACGCTACAGAAAACTATTACGAGTTGATGATGGTTAGACCCATTACAGAAACCATAGATACTGGCGTAACAGTTCGTAATGATGGCAAAGTAATAATCTTTGGAAACTGGAGATTTAAATAATGAAAGGAATTAACTATGTGTAGCGGAGGAATGTTTGGTGGAGATGCTTGGTCTAAAGACCATGACAAAATATTAAAACACGCTAGACAACTTCGCTATGATGAAGTTCCCGGCGTAACTCTTCCATCTGCTGACGCTCCTAAACAAGAATGGATAAGTAAGATGGATGCCTTTAATGCTTGGAAGGCTAGGGAAGTTGCTAAAGAAGCCTCTGGTAATGCTTGGTGGCAAAGAGGTAATGATGTTGGAGGCGGTGAAGAGTCAGGTGGTAGCAGTGGTAGCAGTGGTAGAAGTGGGCTATTGGATTCTAATATTGGCCCATACCCAAGACCTAACAAATACTTTCCATTGCTTACACAAGCATACGATAGGCCACAAGCCAGAGATTACTCAGAGTTTATTCAGGCAGGTAATCCCTTTGGTGGCGATGGTGGACTACTATACCAACCTTGGTCACAGCAATACTCAGAACGATATGGGTTACCTAATGAGATAGCACAGTATCAACCTAATATCTTTGGTGTTGGCCCTGTAAGTTATTACGGCTCACCGTTTGGCGATTTAAATATTACACCTCCAGAAGAACTATTTGGTAATGAAGAAGAAGAGGAGGAGTGGACACCGGGGTCACCGGGAAGACCTCCTGATTCAGATGGGAGTTGATAAAATATGATTCGTCCCGCTGAAACAAAGGACATAAACAAAGTTGTAGCGTTAGCCAAAGAGATGCATCAAGAAGGCTTGTATAAAGATATACCTTTCGATACCCAGAAGTTTGTTAGTACTGTGTCATACTGTATGAGTCATGGATACGCATGGGTAGGAGAAAAAGATGGCGTTGTAATAGCAGGTATGTTAGCCACTATTGGTGAATACTTTTTTTCTAATGCAAAGATAACAGATGATTTAGGTTTGTTTGTAAGTAAAGATCATCGTAAGACAAGGCTTGCTCTACTGCTGTTAAAAGAATATGTTGCTTGGGGTAAACGAATGGGCGCAAGTGAAATAACTATGGGTTCTACTAATGGACACCAAGGATCAGGACTAAAGAAGTTTTTAGAAAACAGTCTTGGATTTAAACATATTGGCGAAATATACAAATTGAGGAATTAAATATGTGTGGAGGCGGCGGAACACAAGTAAGCACCACTAATGTTGAGCCTTGGGCTGAACAAAAGGGGTATTTGACAGGAGGCTTTGAACAAGCCAAGAACATATACAATCGTGGCGCACCTGCGTACTATCCGGGTGAAACGATTGCAGGTTTTGACCCTGCTCAGACTATGGCACAAGAGTCTACACTCAACTATGCTACAGGCCCAAGGGCTATTGGTATGCAAGCAGGTGGTGAAGGTGCGCTTATGCGTAGCCTTGGTGGTTACACAGGCTTTAATGCAGGACAGTCTGCTGATCTACTAGCAGGTAATGTACGTACTGGAGCGGGTACACCGTTTGGCGCAATGACGGATGCGTTTACCAGTGATGTTATGGGTAACTTGCAAAAGAATATACTACCGGGCATTAGACAGAATCAGGTACAGTATCAACCGGGAGGCTCAAGCCGTAATCAGTTAGTATCTGATCGCGCTATTACAGATGCAGTACAGTCTGGTCTTACTAAACCTACTGCTCAAATGTACAATCAGGCTTATCAACAGGCTCAAGGTATGCGTATGCCGTTTGCTCAGATGGGTATACAGCAACAGCAGTTTGGTCAAGGTCAGTATCCTACTACAATGAATGCTCCATTAGGATTATTCAATGCAATGGATAGAGTAGGGGCGCAACGTCAAGGCATGACACAACGCGCTATCGATGCTGATATGGCTCGATACGAGTATGAGGC